GCCGGAAGCAAGGTTAGATGCGTTCAGGTTGGTGAGGTTAGAGCCGTTACCACCAGAGGGCGTCCCGATATCCCCACCAGAGATGTACAAGGTGCCGGTCTGATCCGGCAGCGTCACTGTACGGTCGGAGTTTGTATTGGGCGCAGCCATAGTCACCGTGCCGGTGCCCGAGGCGTTTCCTGTAAATGCAATGCGGCTCATGTGTATCCCTTAGACGATAACCCAGCGACCGCCAGATGACACCGTTACCGTCACGCCGGAATCTACAAGAAGAGGCCCTGCGCTGGAAGCGTTGTTCCCAGAGGCAACGGTGTAGGAGGCCGTCACCGTCGCGTTGTTCACGAAGATGCCGTTGCTGGCCGTCACCGCGCTGGACTGCATGTCGCCCGTGCTGGGCTTGTACAGCAGCTTGGCGTTGCTGGTGTAGATGGTGCTCGGGGTTCCCGAAGTGGCCGCAGCGAACAACGGGTAGACGTTCGTGGCAGTCGTCGTGTCGTTGGTGATCGAAGCCCCGGCGCTGATCGTGCCCCACGAGGTATCCGTGCCGTCCGTCGTCAGGTACTTGCCAGAGTTGCTGGTCTGGCTGGGGGCCAAGGCATTGAAGGCCGTGTTGGCCGTCGTCTGTCCCGTACCGCCCGCCAAAATAGGCAGGGTGCCCGCAGTCAGGGTGGACGCCCCGGTTGAAAACAGCGCGTTATTGGACCCGGCAAATGTGGTCAGGCCCGTGCCCCCGTAGGCTGGCTGGATGGTGCCACCCTGCCAAGTGCCGCCAGAGACAACCGCAGAGCCAAGGTTGAATGCGTTGGTGCCAAACGTCACACCCTCTGGCAGATAGGCGTGAAGGTCCCAAGTACCGCCAACCGTGGCGTTGGCTGTCAAAAACACCGCGCCTGCACCGCCAGAAGGAATGGTGCCAATCGTGGCACTGGCGTAGTCCGTGATGGTCAGGGTGCCCGTGGCGAGGTTGTTGAACACAAACGCCACACCCGTTGTCAAAGTGGTTGCATCAGGCAACGCATACGTCTGCCCACCCGTCCCAACAAGCGTGTGGATGTAGCTTGACGCCGTCGTCAGAAGAGTTGTTCCACCAGCCGCAGTGGTGTTGGTGTTAGCTTGGTTAACCCGGTTGACCGTGATGTTCTGGTTTGCATCCCGCAAAACCACCGAGTTGGCCCCAGACGAAGCCGTGACCCCCGTGCCGCCATACGCCACAGCAATGGTCGATCCCTGCCACGTACCAGAGGCCACAGTCCCCAGCGCAGAGACGTTGCCGCTACCATCCAGATTGACCGACTTGCCCGACGGGTAGGTGACAAAGACGTTGACCGCGCCCGAGAAGGTGACCGCGCTGCCCGTGTTGCTGGAGGCGTAGATGGTCGTGCGGGTGAGGGTCGGCCCCGTGGTGGAGTACGTGCCAAGGCCCACTTCCCACTGGCCCGTTGTATCCGTGGCCGAGTAGTAGGTGGTGTTGGTGTCGCCAATGACTGCGAACGTCTGAAAGCCGAGAACGGCCCCTGTCAGCGTGAAGCTTACAGTGGTGTTCGCCGTGGCCGATTCTTGGACACGGTTTGCAAGAACCAGAGCCATCTAGGACTCCTTATCAGGACGTTGCGGTCGTGCTGTAGGTAACGCTAACGGTGTCGCCTGCGGTGGTGATCTTGGCCGTGGAGAACGCGCCCGCGCTGTACAGCGTGCCGGAGGTGTTGCCTTGAGTCGAAGATGCGCCAGAGCCGGTCACCAAGAAGCAGCCGCCCACCGTGCCACCGCCACCCGTGATGGTGTAGGTGATGGCCGACGCGGTCTTGGTCGTCACGTTGGTCGGGGTGGTACCCGAAGAAGTCGCAGAGCTAAACGATGCCGTACCACGCACAGCCGAACCGCCAACGGTGTAGTTGGTGAACTCAGTCCAACCGGCATGCGAAGTCATGGTGTCCGCAGCCGCGAAGGTCGGGCTGGCACCGGAGATCAACCCGAGGAACGGGCCAACGGTGGTGTAGCTGGAACCGGACAACAGAGTATCCAGCATCAGTTCCTTACCCACGGCGTTGACCAAGTTGGGGAACTCGTCTTGCCACTTAATGTTGCCATCAACGTCACGGCAGACCACATGGTAGACGCCTTCAATGCCAACAGACTCAGCGCCCACGACGTTGGACTGCATCGTCACCTGCGCGTGGTCACCAAAATTAGAGAATTCTTTTTGCATGAGTTGCTCCTTAAACAAGCCGAATAAGAGCAGAGGTGCTGGTGTTAGCGGGCATCTGCACAGTGAATGAAGTGGTCGAAGTCTTGTCAGAACCGAAGTCCAAAACGCAGACAGCCCCGTTGTCGCCTGGCGTGTAGATCAACGCGCCACGCGCCGTGATCGCACCCGTCCATGCGGGGGAAGAAAAATTGATGTACGTAGTGCTACCGCCGGCGTTATTTACCTCACTGGCAATTGTGGCCGTCACAACCAGCCCGCCTGCAACATAGTTACCGCCCGTCGCCTCACCCGTCGTGGTGTACGCAGTGGTAGTCTGATCCAGCGTAGCTAAGTTGGTGTACAGCGCCAGATAGAACGTATCCGAAGCGAAGTTGATCGTGCCGTTGACAAGCCCCGAGCGCAGCGTGTTGCAGGAGAAGTTGCCTGTAAACGCCATTACCGGACCCCGTTATTCTGCGGCAACGGAGCAAGACGGAACTGCCCGCTACGGTACGCATCGCTACGCTCCAAGCCATCACCCAGGCGGGCGGCCAGAGAAAGCGCTTCTTTGTACTTGCCCTCGTACAGAGCCATCATGTCCTGCTCACCCTTCATAAAGGTATAAGCCTCGACCAGAGAGCCGTACAGCAGAACCGTATCAAAGTTGTCGCCCAGCCAGGTCTGACCATCCGCAGCCACCGAGATCGACTCAGGGTAGTAGTAATAGTGCAGCTCAACGCTGTATGCCGCATCGGGGGTCGGCCCCAGAATGAACGACAACTCGTCGGAGATGGTTGCGCCAGATACCGTCGGGCCAAACAGCGCGTAGTACTTGGGGATGCCCGTGTCAGTGGTTGGATTTGGGTACGCCTGCCGGATAAAGTTCACATCCTTATTCAGCAAGTACTCGTAATTCCCAGAGGCATCAATCACTGCCATCGAATAAACCGACAAGAAGTCGCTGGGGCAAGATAGATACTTGTTGGCTGACGTAACCGAACCCGTCACGTTCTTGCGAATGGACGGGAACTGCACCGTGTTGTAGATGCGCTGCTCAGCCTGTTGCACGAACACCGGGATGTTCGCAACAAAGTCACTCTCAAAGTTCTGAGTGTAGTCCTGAATAGCGGTGGACAACTGGGTGTAGTTCATCTAAACCTCAGCCCATCGGGCCACGCGCCATCGTGCCTTTGGTAGCCGCGCCAGTGCCACGGATTTTGATGCCCGAGGTTTTGGTCGGCGCATAGTTGCCTTTGCTGACACCACCAACAGACATGTTCATCTCGTTCATGCACTCGGCTCCAGTGTGAACCGGAGACACGTTATTCACGTTGACCGCCTTGCCAGACATTGTGTGGGGCGTGGCATAGACGCCGGCGTCACCAACTTCTTTGCCCATCATTTTTGCGCTGTACTTGGCCATGATCAGCCTCCGCGTTGGTTCATGGCACGCGCCATGTTGCGACCCATTTGCTTCATGGCCATAGAAGTGACGCCGCCCTTCTTGAGCTTCGTCATCGGCTTGCCCTTATGCAACGCCTTTTCATGCTTGTGCACCGCACCAGCAATCATCTTCTTGTCTTGGGCCAAATCTTTCTTGTCCATGTTCGACTCCTTACGTCGTAGATATCGTTACTGTACCAAGTCCCACGGTTAAAACCAAGTTATTTGGAGTCAACCCCGCGTCATTTGCTCTTGAGCCGCCAACGGGATTCCACCCCCACTGGAACACCCTACTACCACCTTCTGGCGTTCCCGCAGCATTGGTTGCCGTTGTGCCTGTATTGACAATCTGCAACCCGTTGTTGCCGGACAGGTAGTAGCTCACATCCGGGCGAGGCTCTTGCACTGCCTGCGGGTCATAGACCGGGTACATGCCCAACTGCAACTGAGGCTGATCAGGCTCCCAGCACTCTGGGCACACCTTGATACTGACCATCTTGGTCTTAATGGTCAGTTTTCTTAGCTCAGTAAGTTTGTACCGTTGACCACAGCGGTCACATTCGGCAATTGAATACTTCGCTGATGAGTACTTTGGCCCGGCCATGTCTTACCTGTAATTCAACACCCTGGGCACAAAGCGCACTGAAGCCTTCTCTCGATCTTCATCGGCGGCCAATTGGAACTGTTGTTCGTACTCCGCCTTAAGCGCCATAATCCTGTTCGGATCCATGTCCGGCAGCTTCATAGACATCTTGTATGCCAACCCGGCGACCATGCACTCAAGGAAGCGAAAAGGAATGTCCTGGCTCTTCACGCCTGAGCCGGCATCTTGCATCCGGCGCATGCGCCAGTACACAAACATGTAGTACGGATTGCCAGTAGAGCCCTGATTGGGAACCGGCCAAATGTTAATAGACGGCGGCCGAGACACGTACACATCTGTGCCAATTGCATGGCTCGCAGCAATCGTGTTCTGCTGCCCGCGGCCGCAGTAGCTAAGATAGCCTGCGGTGTTCCCGGTTTGCGTCAAATTGCTATAGCTGATCAGCTCATTGTCCAGCTTGATAAATCCAGCCGCGGCAAGCCCGGTCACATCATCCAAATAAATTGTGGTATCGGCAGCCTGCACCGCTTGCGTTGCAACATTTGCGGTCGTGGCGTTTGCCTCGCCAGTCTGCCGGTTGATCCACACCTGGATTGGACGGCCCTGTGCGTACTTGTTGGGGATCGTGGAGTACGTAGATTCACTAATCCGATTGATGTTAATGTCAACCTGATTGGTGCCAACTCCTGCATTGGTACGCGTTACCTGGTCCAGCAGATCAATTGTGTCGTTGGGCAGCGCATAAATGACTTGATTGGGGTAGAGCGGGATCTGCCCTTCCTCAATCGTCCACAGGTTGATACCACGGTTGGCCCACTCAATCGTCAGCAGGTTAAGGCTGCGCCGCGCCGTCCGGAAGTCATATCCGGTGCGCAGCTCTTTCCCGCAACGCTCAAACGCCTCTTCAATGAGGTCGTTAACGTCCAGGTTGAAGGTTGAGGTGCCGGTGGTAGTCATTTATTTACGCGCTGTTTTAGCCGACTGAACAAAAGCGTCAGCCGTTGGCGCACCTTTACTGCCAACTCGCCGCATCTTTTCACCAGACCCCGCAGCGATTCTTTTACGCTTTGCATTGATATTGGCATACAGACCTACCTTTCCGCCTTCTGCGTATTGCGTGAAGTCAGTGTCGTCCCGGCGAGCCTTACGCTTCGCTTTGGGCATCTTGCTGGGGTTCATGGCCCCCATGCCACGGCTGGCTATCATGGTTACACCATCTTTCCGCGAGTCTTGCCGCGCTGGGCAATGCCATCGGCACGTTGAGACGCAGTTTTACCACCTTTTTTATACGAATCACTTTCGTTTAATGAAGGCATCCGCTGTCCCGCAACTTCTCCAAGAAAACGCCTCATGGCTTGAGCTCCAGCCATATCCGCTGACCTACTCATTTCATTAAATGCGTCTAACTTTTCTCGTTTACGCAAAGCATCCAAACTCTCTTTTGGGGAAGGACCAAACCCAACATTTTTCCATGCCGGACTTGCTTCATCCGCAATGTTCTCGCCAATTTTTACCGATCTCACTTTAGGATCGGGTTTTTTCATGCTTCGTATACCAGATAGTGCGGCTCGACCAGCGCCGGCAAACAAAGCTTCTGGGTACACCCCCTGCAATGCCTGCTCATTCTGAAGCTGCTTGCGGTACTCTGGATTGCTCATATTGCGAGCAATCATGGGGATGTACTCTTTATCAGCCACGGTAACCTCCGAATTTAGACATGGCTTACACCAATCTTCCGCGGGTCTTGCCACGCTGGGCAATACCGTCACCGCGCCTAGAGGCGTTGCTTACAGAGCCGCCAGAAGCCATCTTGACAGTGCCGCCTTTCTTCATGCCAGCAGCTTGACGCTGACGGTATGCAGCCCAAGCCTCGGGTCCAGCATAAATGCTAGGCGCTCTGGGATCCGGCCGAGTTGGCGTGCCAAGCGTTAGTCCTTTGGAATTAGACCGGGCAGCAGATGCGGCAGGAGCAGCCTGGGGAGAGCTAGCAGGCTGGGCGGCAGAAGCGGCCGGTTGAGCAGCAGACGCCGCCGAAGCCGCAGGACGCGCAGGAGCCGCTTGAGAAACAGCCGCTGACGGAGCAGAAGCACGCGCCGCCGGAGCCGAAGCACGCATCGGAGCAGCAGCCGCCGCCGAATTTTGACGGGTGGATGCCTGCCGACCAGGCGCTGTAGGAGCCGACGCAGCACCAAGATAGAACCTCTGCCCCTCATCGTTTAGAGGGTGCCCATCTTCATCAACAGCGGGTCCGCGATTAGCACGCACAGGCGCAGCGGGAGATGCTGCGCCGGTTGAAGTATCACGCGCCGCCGCAGAAGTATTCGCCGCAGGGGTAACCATCATATCGCCACGATCATCTACGGGAGGTTCAGCTTCATCAGGGCCCTTCTTGCCTAATCGGGCCATAGCCAAACCCAACGCGCCAAGCGCGGCAATCCCACCTAGATTACGATTTCGAGCTTTTGCCATGATGGCCCCCTAAATTAGCAGGCTTTGCCGCCGCGCATCATTTTGATCATGGTGCCCTTGGTTTTGCCTTTGACAGCAACACCGTCACGGCTAGGAGCAGCGGTCTTGACTGCGCCCATCTTGGTAGCGCCGCCAGCGGCCATCTTCTTGCCCTTCATCAGGAATGCGGGCATCTCTTTTTTCGTCGATTTCATATCACCACCTTTTGCAAAAAGTTCAGACTTGCCCTGGTTAGTTTTAGGGCGGTTGATTTTCTGAGCATCGGCGCGGGTGCTGCCCTTACCAAATTTCAGACCTTTGTCGGCTTTCATGAACTCCGCACCGACAGATTGCGGAACACCCACGCGCTTGGCGGCGGCAGGATCATTGGCGACCATCGCCATTAAGTTGTGCTGTTTTTTGCTAACTGAGGGCATTGCGTCGCTCCTTCATAAAAGCATCCAGCTTTTCATCCAGCCGATCCAGCCTGGCAATAATGCGGTTCATGTCGTTATGCATCTCCTGCTTGGACACAAACTTATCCGCGTGCTCTTCCCGCGTCTTGCTGACCAAGATCGAAACCCGCTTGATCTCTTCGTGCATGGACTTGACCCACAGCAATGCTGCTGCGGACACAAACGAAAGCACGATGTTCCAAACCATCATCTCCATCGTTGCACCTTAGCAGTTCCATGCCCGCAGGGATTTGTTAATCCGGGAGTTTGGGTCTTTCGCGGTCTTCGCCGAGGTGAGCTTCTTCTTCATGCCACTCATCCTCGCGCAGAAAGAGTCGCGCCTTGACCCGCCCTCTGGTTGCGGAGGTTTTAGGTTCATCCCTTGGGCCTTCGCAGAGGCGCGGCCCTTGGCGTTCAGACCACCTTTGGGATTCTTGCCTTCTTTGCGAGTCCATGCGGGCGACTTAGCCATAGAACACCGTTACTTTTGTATCGGTGAGCACGGCATAGACATCTGTGGAAAACACAATGCCCGAAGCCGGGATCAACGCATTAAAGGTTTCACCAAGCGCCGTAGTGTTGATTGTGAGTATGGTAGTGCCACTAGCCCCGCCATCCTTGAGGACGACGGAGCCAGCACCAGTACCAGGCTCAATGATCAACCCACGCACCCGAGTACGGCCCGCAAAGACCGTACCGGATGCAGCGAGGGAGTTAGCTTTTACGTCTGTTTGAACGGACATAGCGTCCTCCTATTAGACGTTCTGCTGGCCGACGTAGGGATCAGTAACGTAGTACGTGATGTAGCCAGAGCAGCTACCCACCCCAGCGGACGCGCCAGTTGCCGCAGTGATGTAGACCATTTCGGTCGCAGACATTGCCACGCCAAACGACGCTTGGGGAATAGAAGCGGTCGCCAGCGTGGTCACAGTACGGCTAGTCGGTTGCTCGTTGGCCAGTGCCGTCGGGCTTGCGGTGCCGGTGGTGTACAGGGTAAAGCCAAGATCGAGAGTGCCGCTGCTTGAAGAGGCAACGGTGGTGCCGATCTCAATGATCACTGCACCAGCGGGGAGAATAACGGCCTGGCCGCTAGCTTGGTTCAGAACGTTGCCGGTCTGAGTAGCAACATCGCCGACGTACCATTGAGCGGTCATCAAGCCGGTGCCGCAATAAGCGGTACGGGTTTGATCGCCGCCACCGGAACGCCAAATTGATTGGGTGGTAGAGACTGCCATTTTAAATTGTCCTTCGTACAAAGATCAGTTAGTCAGTTGTGTACGCATCTGCCGGATCAGTCTGACTAACCGGAAATCCGGTTACGTTCAATATACAGTAAAAGAAAAGGGGGCACAAGGCCCCCTTCTCAATTAGGCACCGGCAGAGCCGTACATGCCCAGAGGGTCAGACCAGCCGAACGAATAACGCTCGCGGGACTTGTAACGGACGTTGCCCGTGTCAAAGTCGCCGTCCATCGACTGGCTCAGCGGGGTACGCACGAAATGCTTCATGCCGTTAGGAACGTCCGTGGTCAGGAACCAGGCGTTCGTGTCGGTCAGGAAGTGGTTGATCGTGTAGCCTTCAGCGACAGAACCGTTGTTCTTCAACGCGTTGATGTCGTTGTCGTTGGTACCCACGCGCAGTTCGGTCTCCAGCAGGCGGGTTGCAACGAATTGCAGCGCCGGGGGAACGACCAGCTTCTTGGGCTTGGCGGCGATCAGCAGGCCACGTTCGTCGGTCCACAGGCTGATCTGAATAACGGCGGCTTCTAAGGAAGTCTCGTTCAGGTCGGCAGGGGTAGACGGAATGTTGCTGTTGGTGCCACCAGAGACCAGCGGGTGGCTAGCGGAGAACAGAGCTTGACCGTCGCCACCGGGGTAGCTAGACGAGAAGCCGTTGTTCAGAACCGCAGCAGCCTTAACCTGCTTGGTGTACGCCATAGCACGAGCCAGGGCCTTGGTGTAGCGAGCCGACAGCGAGTCATAGAGGTTGTCCTCGATGGCCTCTTCGGTCAGGCTGAAACCCAGGGCGATGGTTTCGTGGTTGTAGCGAGCAGTCCATGCTTCCTGCGCGTTGTCATAGGCGATGGCAGAGCCTTCAGCCTTGACGGGTGCGGCAGAGAAACCAGACAGCTTGGTCTCTTCTTCAAAGCTACGCTCCGAGGTTTCGGTTTCGTAGATCTCTTTATGCTCCTCGCCATACTTGGCGTACTCCAGACCAAACAGAGCGTTCAGACCGGGCAGGAGTTCTTTCAGTAGTTGGGCACGAGAAATAGCCATGATTTAACTCCTTAGACGCCAGTCGGGTTGAGGTACATATGACCGCCGGTCATGGTACTGGTGGTGGTGGTGGTGTACACAAGCGGGCTACCAGCAGCGGTGGTGGTAGAAGCCGAAACCACGTACGGGGCGTTGAACTTGCAAATGAACTCGCAGAAGTTGCCCGACGAGTTGGCCGTATCCGGCACAACATCAATAACGCGAATCGGCAGCGAAGCGGTGGCAGCAAACGAGCTACCCAGAATCGCAACTGCCGAATCACCCGTGGTGCTGGAACCGGAGTTCTGCACGAGGGCGGCGTTGGTACCAACAACCGTTTGGCCATAGAAAGCGATGGTAGTGCCCGAGGACACAGCAGCAACTTTGAACAGCACGTCCGGATCGTCCACAACATACGCTTCAGCATCAGTCACGCCAGAGGCGTAGCCGGGCCAGTATTGTTGGAACACCTTCTGCTTGGTGGCGGGGTTGGTGTACGTGCATCCCATAAAGATGCCGACAACGCCTTGAGCAGAAACAGTGGTGGTGCCCGCTTCAACTTCGATAGTCCCGGTGTTCACTTGCTTGACAACATCACCGAAATAAATCGCGGTGTTATAGCTGACGGCGCTGGTGGTAATCGGGAGCAGACGAGTCGAACCGGCGTACACCTGACCGCCGATCAGATTGATCGGCTTTAGGCCGTAGGGGGCCGAGACAGTGGGATAAGCCATTATTTTCTCCAAAAGATTTAGATGCCTTTGCCAGTGCTAGTCGCGGACTTACGCTCTTTAAAAAGCGGCATACGCGGGTCGCTCTGACGCATAAGACTATTGTCCACAGCCTCCGTCTGAGCTTGTGTTTGCTTGGCGTAAAAAGTATTACGCTGCATCACAAACTCCGAAGGAGTCTTGCAAAGCAACAGACCGCCGACCTCAACGTTATCGCGGTAGCGAGAACCGGGATCGACTAGCAGTTTAAATTTGGGTTGTTCCTCAATCAGAACTGGCTCCCAACCTTCACGGAGCTTGGCCGAGAGGTTACGGGGGTCTGCCGAGTTCAAAGTCGAGACGCGAATCCAACGGTATGCATAGCCAGGTTGTTTGTCCGGCTCAGGCAAAAGCTCAGGTTGCATCCACTGCTTAGGACGCTCCTGTACCTCACGCGTTGCTAGTTCTCTTGTCAAACGATTTTCAGCCATTTTGGGACTCCAATTTCTTTACCTCACGCCAGTATTGTTCCGGCGTTAACCCCAGTTTTTTTGCCAACTGGACTTGGCTGCCTCGCAGTTTGACCTTGTTGGAGGCCGTACTACGTGTAGCCGGTGCCACTACAGTTGCGGGTTTGGTGCGCACCTGTTCGCGGACTGGTTGCTCTTCTTCCAAGTCAAAAGCCTCGGGGAATCGCTTCTGCATGGTCTTGTCCAACGCAGAATAGTATTCATCAGACCCCACTGTAACACCAGACTTCCTAAGCTTTTCGTGTAAGCCGTAGGCTGCTGCTGTCATTTCATCATCTTGCCCGAACCAAGGATTGCGTTCTTGCCACGCCAATGCTTTGTTATCAGGCCGAGGAGCTTGTGGCGCCTGGTTTTGATGAGTTTGTACCTCAACTTCTGGCTGCTGTAAAGACGCCGGCTTAAATGTTTTAGCCTGCTGAAGCTTGTATTGGGCTTCTTGCAACGCCTGCGTAGCATCCAAAAGCTTGTCAGAATCGCCAGATTCGTAAGCCTCTTTATAGGCTTTCTTGGCCATCTCCATCTCTAGATTGGCCGCGTTCTGCACCGTACTGGCAAATACCTGCTCCCCGGTATTCAAGAGGTTGCGGATTCGAGTGTTCTCCTCCAGTAGCCTACGCGCCAGGTTAACCGCCTCGTGCTGTTCGCGCAAAGCAGACTCTTTTTCCCGGCGTTCGTCATGCCAGACCTTGCGCATCTGCTTGAGCCGGGTTTTGACGTTGTCGTCATACTGCTCTAGCTCATCCTTGTCCAGCTCTTCCACCAGAGGCTTGGGCAACGGGGCACGCCCGCGGTCTTCTTCAGGGGTGTCGTCTTCGATCTCTATCTCGATAGACTCTTGTTCCTGGGTTTTAGCTTCCGTTTTGGCTTCCTGCTCATCCGGAAACTGGAAGTTTTCTTCATCCATTTGAGGCATTTTGTCTGCTCCTTACTTGCGTTTAATGCCGCGTGGGTCTTGAACCACGCCTTCGACCGAGTCGTCGTTGATGATTCGGAACTCGCGACCATGAATGACCAGCCGCGATCCTGAGTGCGGACGAATCAAAACAAAGTCACCTTTTTTGCACCAAGGGCCAGTCGGGAACCTGGATGGATCTTTGTAGCAATCCGGGCCCAGCTCAACTACCCATAGCACCGTGGTCAAGGTCTCTTCGTTACGAATGGTTTCGTCAGACTTGATGAGCCCGATGTCACCTTCAAACTCCTTTTCCACTTCTGGCACCGCGCACAGAATTCTGTATCCGGTCGGGTGCGGCAGTTGTTTGGCCTTGTCCTCTGCCGAAGCAGTGAAACTATAAGCCCCGACAACTTGCGGGTTGCTAGCGTCTGTAGCTAGCAGGATGGATTCAGTCATCCGAGTTCTCCAATCTTTGTTTCAGGTCTAGTGCGTAGCCTCTAGCGGTGAGCAGACCCCGAATCTCTCCGCTGAGTTTCTTGTACTCCTCATAGCCTTCGGCCTTTCCTTCGGCCATATAGTCTTTGAGTTGAGCAACTTTCTCGTCAATTTGCTGCGTGAGTACGTCAAATGCGTCCATTACTGGTTACCTTTTGTCGGCTGTTGGCGGGCCGCCATCATCGTCTTGAGCACGTCAAGCCCAGCTTTGGTCATCTCTTTTTTGCGATCATTCTCTAGCTCGGCAACCGCTTTGACCGCTTGAATCTGCTGGCCAGCGCTCGAGATCCTGCTCTGCTCAGTAATCCGCTCGCGCTCCACTTGCAACTGAGCCGCCTTGAGAGCCGCATCCGCCTGGTCTTTTGCTGCCTTGCGCTGCTGCTCTTGCGCTTTGAGCTGAAGCTCTTGCATTTGAATCTGCAACAGAGGATCTTGCGCTTGCTGCTGAGCCTGCTGCTGCGCCGCTTGAGCCTGGTTTTTAGCCAGCAGTTGCGTTGCAGCTTGAGCTAGCATGGGCGCCAAGCGAGCCTCGACTTCCGGGGGCATGGGCATAGGCTCACCGCTTTCATCCTTTTGCGGGGGCAGCGCCATGCCAAGCTGTTCTTGCATCTCAACCCGGTATTGGAATCCCAGATGCTCATTAATATGAGCCATCATGGCAGCCTGCATTTGCTGCGCCATCGGGTTGTTCTGCAAGATTTGCTGAATCAGGGGATCCTGCATGGCCGACATATGCACCGTGATATGCGCCTTGTGATCTTGATACGCAAACGCCTTGACCGGCTTGAACATCAGCACATCCTGGTTTTCCGTCACCGGATCCGTCGGCTTTTGATCTTCCTCCATCGGCACCAGCTTTGCCGCGTCCTTGATCCCCAACACGCCCAACATCTGCCGATGCAGCAGCGGCATGTTGTATAGATTGGGAGACGCCTGTGCCAACTGGAAGACCGCCTGGTACTGAACGATCTTTTGTGCCATCGTGGATGCGTTCGGGTCGCTGACCGGAATCACATACACATCGTCATAGTCAGACTTCTTGGCCCGACGGTTACCCTCTTGCGGCTCGTAGGCGTACTCCTCGGGGGTATATGCCGCAATGATCTCCTTGAGCAGACCCAGCTCTTGCTTCATGGAGTAATGAATGCGAGCCTGCACCGCGCTCATCGTCTTGAGAGTCCGCTCAAGGATTGCCAGCGTAGTGCCCACCGGAGCCTGGGAGGACATGTCACTGATCTGAAGATCAGCCATGTTTGCCACTCGGCGGCCATCTTCAACAATCGTGTTGAGCAACTGCGCAAGCGTTTGGCTGGGCTCCTTATAAGGAAGCGCCATCAGGTTGTCTTTGATCGTGCCCGCGGGAACGTCTACATCCCGGAACTCTCCAGGAGAGATCGGGGTGTCATCCCCTTTAATCCGCAAGCCGCGAGCCTTGAAGCCGCCCGGCAAGTTAGACAACGTGCCTGCATCAACCAACTGGCGAATCAGCGAAGTCCCCGACTTAGCAAAAGCCCCGACCAGGTGGATCAGGCCAAAACAATAAAAGCCAAAGCCAGGGACGTACCCGTAATGCACGAAGTGCTGGCGCTTCTGATACGTCTCATCGTCGGGCTCCCAGTTGCGACGAATCGCCAAAATCTTGCCCGAACCCTTCTCAATACTGACCACATACGGCAAGCCAATACCAGTAGCTTCACCGTCGTCTTCATGCTCAAACCCCGGCAGGTCCAGGTCAACGTGCATCTCCAAGACCTTATAGCGGTCATCTGAAGTAGCCCTAAAACCCAGCTTCTCCGCAATCTTCTTTTCCACCTCATCCAGAATATTCGCCGGCTCGCCCAGGTCAATGTCCCGGTAGAACCCAGCATATTGCAGGCGCTTGAGTTCATTCTCAGTCTTGCGCATCACATGCGTCACGCGCTCTGCCGACTCCAGATCAGACGCCCCATACGGCACAACAATGTCTTCCGCCGGCACAAACACACTAACTTGACGCTGCATATGCGGGTCGTAATAGACCTTCTTGAACGCGTTGCCCGAAAGACCCAGGCCCCACAGCATCCGCTCATGCTCAGGACGGTACTCTTTCATCACGTCCGTGAGCTGATAATTCATGTCGTCTTCAACGCGCTTGGCCGACTCTTTCTTCTCCGGCGTCTCACGCCCGATGATCTGAGTCTTGACCGGTCCTTGCGCAGGGAACGTGGCCATCATCGTCTCGCTCTGGAACTTCACCAAAGCCTCAGACATCAGCGGGTGATACACCCCGCAAGCCCCTTCCCACGGCTCTGCCCGCTCTTCAATCTTCAGCCCCAGCAACTCCAGCCCGTCCACATACGCCTGGATCCAGTCTTTGCGGCTAGACACATCGTCATTGAAATCCCCAAGCAGTTCGCCAGCAATACGCTCTAGCTCCTGCTCGCTCATGTAATCAGCCAAGTTGGCGTTGAAATCAAGTTCCGTCGGCTCTGCCGGCTCAATCTCAATTTCCAGCCCATCCATCCCGATAGTGACCGACTCAGGATCCTCAATTTCAATCTCAATTTGAGGTGCTAGCTGGTCAATCCCCTCAGGGGCCGCGTACAAAGATTTTTCAATAGACATGTCGTGTCCTTAGTAATAGGCATGCGCCCGTCGATAAACCGGCTCGTCCGGCTCGTCCGTATCCAACCTTAAAAACCCACCCTGCCTGAATCTAATCAAAGCCTGAGTGCTGGAGTCCACCAAGTCGTCATGCTGCGCATTCGGAAAAGCAGCCATCTGCTCAATTACTTCGTGCGCCCACCTCATATCAGGAGCCCACACTTTACCCGACCTGAATAAATCAGTCACCGAGTTCAATCGCACAAACTTATCGTTGCCCCGAACAGGGGTGTACTCAGAGACCAGTATCCCCATGCGCCGCAACTCAAAAACCAACGGGGCCCCAGCCGCTTTTGCCTCAATCACACACGCATCAGGCTGCCACTCTTGGTACAACTCCTGCGCTTTGGCCTTCAACTCGGGAAATTCCATCCGCTCCTGGAACGCATCCAACAAAATAATGTTCGGATTGTTCCTGTCCTCGTCCAAATAGAACACCCCCCACGTCGTACACGCAGAAAAGTCACTTCTCTCATTCTTCGTGAACGCCGTATCCCAGCTCTGAATGACAAATTCACACGCAGGAGCCGTTTTCCCCTCCCACATCTTCCACCATTCCCTCTTAACCAGCGCCCCTTCCTCGCCAGTCGGGTGCTGCTGATACTGGGCATTCCACTTTCCAACCGGCAATTCCTCTTTTAGGGCAGAAAGCTCCTCCAAACTCCAAAATTCAGGCCAAAGTGGCTTGCCCGACGGCAAAATCGCCGGCAATTCGATCACTTCCCACTCTTCACCCTTCTCCCGCTTCATCGAATCGGCCAAAACCCGGCCAGTCAAGTCCCCTTCAGCCCACCTGGTCATCACAATCACAATAGACCCACCAGGCTGCAGACGCTGACGCGGGCCGGACGTGTACCACTCATACACTTTCTGGTAAACCTCAGAGTTTCCAGCCGCTAAAGCAGCCTCCTGCTCACTGTGCGGGTCGTCAATGATCAGCAAATCCGCACCCTTACCCGTCACAGTACCACCCACACCAATAGCAAAATACTCCCCGCCCTTATTGGTCGCCCAGCGCCCGGCCGCTTTCGAGTCCTGCCTCAAAGACACGTCCGTAAACACCTTCGCATACTGCTCAGAACCCACTAAGTTCCTGACCTTTCGGCCAAACCCGACGGCTAGCTCAGCCGTGTTCGAGCACTGAATCACCTTCTTGTGCGGAAACCGCCCCAAAAACCAACTGGGCAACAAGTAAGAAGCAAACTCACTCTTCGTATGCCGCGGGGGCATATTGATGATCACCCGCTTTAAAGTGCCATCCGCAATTTTTTCAAACTTCTTGGCCATCAACGCATGATGCCGGCCATGCACAAACCCCGGCCACATCTGCTTGACATACTCCATGAACCGACTCTGAGCACGCTCTCTCTCCACGGCCATCTGGTAATCCATCACCTCGGCCGCTAACTTCTCATACATCGAAGGGTCCAACCCCTCCAACGCCCGAGCCAACTCATCATCCTTTAACTGCATCACTGCACATCCCTAAAGTTCACATACACCGGGCGAATACTCCTTCTGCCCTTCACCTTCTTCAACACCCCCAACTTCACCAGCCGGTCCACAATCTCCTTCGTGTTCCCAATGCCAGCCTTGCCCCTCACATACGCAATGTTCCTCAAAGTAGGGCTAAAGCCATACTTCTTCCACCACTCATCCACAATAATGAACACTTCCCTTTGCGCCGGGCTCACAATTTTCTCCAAACATTGTTCATAACTGACCCTCACCCTCCGAGCCATCTCACGGTCAATCTCAACCACTGGAACTTGTTCCAGCTTGGAAAGTAGTAAAGACATCGTTCGTTATTACTTTTCTGTCTGGAACAAGTTCCACTCAGGTACCATCAACCGGGGGGTTTCCCACGTTTCGCAGCTCAGCCTCCAGGTC